TCCATTTTGTTTCCAAAAAGCGGTGCTAAATGTTTTGCAGTTTTTATGTGAATATTCCAATCCCATTTACGCTTACAAGTAAAAGAACATTTTTCACAAGTTATGGTAACACCGTTTTTTTGCCGTGATTTTTCTTCCAATACTTCCATTTTATTTCCACCTATAAAAATGTCCAATATTATAATTTTGCCTTTTTTACGAAAATAAAAAAATTTATCGTAACAAAATGAAAATTATTTTTTTGGTGACCTTACCTTAAATTTTTTTATGGTAACAAAATTTGTTTTTTTCAAAAAGTTTTTTGAAATCAAAGAAACCCAACTGAAAAAAAGGTACTACGCATCAGATCTACACCATTTTAGCTGTCATACATGTTCGTTTTTCATTAAACGTTGTATAAAACGCTCTTTGTCTCTACTTTCATTCATATAAATATTTATTAGTTCAGCAGGTGAGTAAAAACGTTCTTTTATGTTTTTTATAGCATCATCATCGATTGATTCATTGAATAAATGAACATACATTTCTTTTAATATCTGGTGGGATACATTGGATAATTCCAATGTCACATCAATTCTACCTGGACGTACTAATGCTGGATCCAATTCATGATAATGATTCGACGATATAATCATAATTCTTCCCGGTGTTTCACGAATACCATCCCATAAATTTAAAATATCGTCCAATGTTATGGGTTCATCATCTAATAATAGTTTGGGTATTTGATAATTGTTTTTATTTGCATTTTCACTCGAAATTAACGTTTCTAATATATCACCCACATTTATTTTTGTGTTGCATGAAATATTCTCATTATCTATCTTGTTTTCAAACGCAGGAATTTGTTTATTTTTAAGTTTTTCTCTATTTAATACAATATCACCGATGCAATCAATATCTTCAAAAACTATGATTTTTTTGTCAAATCCTATGCTATTTTTTTTATTGTCTACATTGTAACGTTCTTCAAAAAATATGCTATCCAGTTGTTTTTTTGTTTTTATTAATTTTAATGAAATGACTACAATATGACGATCCGTATAATTTGCGATTGATTTTATCAATGATGTTTTACCTGTACCCGGAGGACCATACATTCCAATACCTATTGAATAGGGAATTCCTTTTTCATAATACCATTCTTTATTATTCATAAAAAAATCGATTTTTTGAATCAATATTTCTTTATTTTCGAAAAAAATATTTCTGAATTTTCTAGTACTTGAGAATATATTTTCATCCCATAATTCATATTTATTGTCTTCATATTTTGCTTTGGTAAGAGTATAAATAAAACGTTTATTATCACGTGAATCTTCTATCGAAGCTAAATATTTTTTAGTAATATTTTCTACGAAATTTTTTATAATATTAATATCGCTTTTATACGAAAATAATTGAATAGTCACTTTTTCAATTCGATTGATTTGTTTTGAATTTCTTTCTTTTGAATTTTGTTTATCGCCTTCTTGATCTTCGTTTTGTATTGTTGTACGTGCATATATTTCATGTTCTTTTGATATAATGAATTTTTCGTTTTGAACTACCATGTAAATACCCAAATCACGATTTTTGTTGTAGGAGGTATTCCCAAACGAATATTCTTTAATATGTTGTATTGTATTATTTTCATTTGTGTTTTCTATTATATATATCCATAATGCACGAAAACGATCACTAAATGAATGGGATTGATTTAATTCGCTTTCGTAATATGTAGTAGATAATGAGATTTTACCGTCATATTCAACTACATTCTTTTTTCTATAAAAACTATTCAATTCAAATAAACTGAACCAATTTAGTAATTTAACAAAATAATCATTTAATAATTGTAGTAAATATGTGAATATTGATAAGACAACCGTAGTTATAAACGCGTCTAAAAGTGGCGTACCTGTTTTGAATTTATCGAATATAATCATGTTCATAATGTTTCCAGATATAAATTTTAATTCCTTGTCTAGATTGCCAATACCAAACATCTTATTATAATATAAACTATTTTGGATTTATATCATTATAAATAATTATTTAACAGAATTTGAAAAAATAAAATAAACTCTATTATTATAGAGAATGGCAGATTCAAAAAAAATGTGCGCTCCCGCAATGTTGTATTTTGTTGTTGCACTTATAGTATTAATCATCAATTTTTTGAAAACATTTAGTTTTGGTTATTTAATTGTTACGTTTATAGTAATCATGTTGTGGTCGTGGTTCTTGAACTTTCTATGTAATTCAGGATTTTCTTTTATTTCATGGATACTGGTTATAATACCTTTTTTAACGTTTTTAATGTAAGACAAATATATTATAGTATATACGATAATAATGTTATATACTATAAATTTTTTATTGATTACTTACTACAACTTTATTATAATCCAACATGTATTTTCGAAAATTGGTTTTTCGCCCCTGGATATCACTATAATCTTCTCTCTGAATCACTGATAAAGGAACAATTAAAAACCAATTATCTTTGTTTTGTAATAAAAACCAATATCTGTCTATACTGTACATATGTGGTTTATCTGGATTTTTCATATAAAGCCCTATCCCCTTTTTATAATTATCAATAAGAGTGTCATAATAATGTTTTTGAACAATATAACCAGTCGTAGTTTGACAATTGGATACTTTTATGCATGTTTCATCTATGGGTTGATATGGTAACATATTATTTCCTGCCAACAACAAAACATCCCAGTTTGCATGGTTTTGTAAAAACGTGGCTAATTGACGTTTAAAAAGCTCAGGATCCAAAAATTCGATATCATCTTCTAATATACATACATGATCCCAATTATTTTCCTTTGCCATTTGAATGCATTTTAAATGACTCATACTACATCCAATAGCTCCATTGGTCATTTTAATTGCATTAAAACGAGTGCCAGTAAAACCAATTTTTAATAATTCTTTTTTTATTTTCATGTCTCTATCTGGGCGTGAATCTAAATTAATGTATAAAACATGTTTTATATCAGATATATACATAGGATAATAAAAGTATTAGATATATAATTATTTAAACACAATTTATTTAAATAATTATATATTTAAATAATCAAGAAAAATGATAATTTATTCAGTATCAGAATTTACGAATATTCTAGAAACGGAAAATAGAGATAATATAAATATTTTTTGCCAATTTTTCATACATTCAAACAAAGAACGACAATTGGAATTTTTAAAATGTTTGAAATTCAATGTTAAAAACAAATATATAACAAAGATTTATTTATTAAATGAACGTATATACACAGACGAAGAATTGAATATATCAAGTAATAAAATTGTACAGGTTGATATTAAAAACAGATTGAAATTTAAAGATGTTTTTGATTATATAAATGATAATAATATTCAAGGGTATAATGTTATTATAAATTCTGATATATTTTTTGATAAAACTATAAAAAGATTATTTAAATCAGATATACATTTAAACAAAAAAATGTATTCTTTATTGAGATATGAATATAATGAAACAGATATTAAAAACTCGAAATTATTTGGTCCAAGAGGAGATTCACAAGATACATGGATTATTCATTCTAATTTTTCTATTGGTAAGAAAGAGAGCAGAGTTTTTAATTTTGAGTTTGGAAAACCAGGTTGTGACAATAAAATGATATATTTAATGACTATATTAGGATTTGAGGTATTAAATGATCCGGAATATATAAAATCATATCATTTACATAATACTAATGTACGTAATTATTCGAGTGTCGATAGAGTTTCACCTCCTTACGAGACACTAATGCCTAAAAAATCATATTTAGATATTAAAGATATTCAACAAAATGCTTATTTTAATATAATATATAATGACAAGTATAATCATAAAAAAAGTAACGCAAAATTATATGAATATATTAGTAAAAAAATAGAAAATAACCAGAATTTTATAATTCCACGAATATCATGCATAGAGACCCAATATGCTACATTTACAATGATGTTATCATTACCACAATATAAAAATCAAATAATGCAAATATTAGAATATTTAGAAAAAGCTAAAACAACAATGAAAAATAATGCTGGAATTAAACTAACATCTATGGAATCAGTATTAAAATATTCACAATTATATTTGGATGCGTTTGGTTTATGTGATTTATATTGTGGATGGGCACCATTTGATAATGTTTATAAAACAATATCACAATCCCATCAACTATTAGAGGAATTATATAAAGATAAAGAGACAGTTTATTCTGAAGTTTTAGATATTTATCATTATATTTATTCTACACCATGGACAAGAGCGTTTAAAGGGAAACGACTTTTAATGGTGTCTAATTTTGCAGAATCGATTGAGAGTAAAATCCATGATAGAAAGGAAATTTACGGTATTGATCTATTTCCGGATTGTGAAATTATAACGATTCGACCCCCACAAACACAAGGATCAGAAGCATCAGAAGAATTTGATATTGAACTAAATAAATTTACAAAACGACTCGATGAAATAAAGGATCAATATGATATTGCATTGGTGTCATGTGGAGGATATGGTAGTTTGGTCTGTGCGCATATATATAAATCAGGAAAATCCGCAATGTATATTGGGGGTGTTCTTCAAATGTATTGGGGAATTTTAGGTAGTAGATGGTTTGAAAATAGACCAGATATTATAAGATTATTTTTAAATAAACATTGGACAAGAGCAAGAGAAAGTGAAAAACCACTCAATCATAAAAATATTGAGGGGTCATGTTACTGGTGATGTAATTACCGTATAAGCATTTTTGGATTTATGTATAATTTACATCCCCTATTTATCATATTTTTATGAAATGGAACATGCTCACATATTTGATTATCTAAATGTGTTGGTTCAACACCAATATATTTTGCATCTCCTATTGATTTTAATTTATATAATCCAGCTCCTCCAAATGCTGAAATAACAGAAATTAATTTACTATCGACAGGATAATTTATAATGTATTTATCAATGCAAGATGTATATGCGTCTTTATGTGAAGCACCTTGTTGTTTCATAACATTTGCATTATTCCAACAACAACTAGTCAAATATTTTTTTTTCCTCAACGCGTATATATCATAATATTTATCAGAGCAATTTGCAAACATAGCATCCCATTGCTCCGCTTTATAAAAAAAGCATGTATGAATAGTGTTTATTAATTTTCCTGATGCTAATACATCATCTAAATCCAACATTAATAGATAATCATATTCGGAATAATTTGTACGTACATGATTTAATATACGATTCCTGCAATGTGCAATTCTTTCTGTTCTATTTTGTATATTTATGTTGTCTTCAAATATGTAATCATAATAATGTTTTTTATTTTCAATTAAAATATTTCGTGTTGAATCTTTAGAGTCATTTTCATAAATTACAATTTTATATTCTTTGAATTGTTTGCCAATTTCATCCATAATAAGTAGATTTCTTTTTATATATTGTGCAACGTTTATACAGCAACCAGTTATAATAACTTTCTGATTTTGCATGATATTATTTTTGTTTTCCATGTGAATATAATATATTTAATGTGATTTATTTATTATATTTACTGCAATTAATAATATTTACATAATACATTCGTTATAATTTGTTTATTTTTACAAATAAATTATATATATTGATTCAATCCATTCACATAATGAGTATTTCCACAACAAATGAAAAACCCACATTGACAGAAAAATTTACACCAGAAGAAAAACGTGAAATAGCGAATAAAATAAAACCGATTACATTGGATATGGTTGATATGGAATACAACAAACTTAAAAACATAGGTAAAAATGCAGAGAATCAATCGCCTAGATCAAGAATAGGTAACAATGTAGTAGATTATTTCACGTTTATGGAGAGACTTCATACGAGGGGAAAATACAATTGTAATTATTTCGAGTTTATACATAACATTGATGAATTTCAAAAAAAGAAATTTATACAGAATATGTTGGAATACTATAAAACCGTCAAAAATAAATCTGGAAAGAAAAACAAATATATTGTATGGAAAGAAACGTACAATATATGTATTAGTGCCATAAACATAATACGACCAATTATGTATATGGAAATATATACAAAATACAATGCTACTAGTGTTTTGGATTTTTGTGCTGGGTGGGGGGGTGCATTGATTGCTGCGGCCGTTTTGGATATTCCAAAATATACTGGTATTGAATTAAATAGTAGTTTGGTAGAACCCTATAAAAAATTACAGGCATACACAAAATCAAAAAACACCAATACTGCAATTGATATGATATTTAAAAGCGCACTAGATGTAGATTATTCAATATTAGAATATGATTTGGTTTTTACTTCACCTCCTTATTATTTTATTCAAAAATATGAACATAATGTTCCGTACAAATCCAAAAAAGAAATGGACGAGTTATTCTATGTTCCACTTTTTTCAAAAACATATCAACATTTAAAACAGAATGGTTATTATATTTTAAACATCAACAAAGAAATATATGAGAATGTATGCATAGGATTATTCGGTGTATGTCATGAAATTTTCTTTTTGAAAAAGAGTCAAAGACAGAATGAATATAAGGAAAATGTATATGTTTGGAAAAAATTGTAATTAATTTATTAGGTATCGATACTTTTTGTTTCAGTTGAAACAGATTCATTAAATTTGTAACAACAATGACAATAGAAATAAATTTTTAAAATCAAAGTTAATAAATTTAACGATGTATTGACAGAATAATTGACAATTATAAAAGTATCAGCATTATTGATACCACTATAAACTGTTCCTAAAATTCCACCAATCAACCATAATGTTGATGAATATTTTGTAGAATCAACATTTTTTATTTGATTTATTGTTATGTAAATTTCGGGTAAATATCCTACAATAATAAAAGTTGAAGAAATTATTGATAAATAAACTGTATGCATTGTTAAGTAAATTATTAAATTACTCTTTATCTTTTTTGTTATATTATATTTTTATTTTGGTAATTTTATAAATAATTTTATTTACAGACCTCTAATAAAATTAACGTCTTCTTATAGTGCGCATTAAAGACGTCATATTCAATTTAGTGCTAGTGGTAGCCTTGGGTTTAATACCCATGTAATTTGCATAATGTGGTGAATATTTATTTATTGGCATATTTATATAACTTACTAATTGATTAACATTTTTGTTAATTTTACTGTTGTTATTATAGATTAATTCTTTTTGATATTCATGCTCAGGTTGTTCATTTAATTTCTTTTCAAAATATTGGGGTGGAGGTCTATCATTTAAATTATAATTATATCCCGCATTGTCATATGGATTTGGAGGTTTGATACCTAAAGCAATCATTTCTTTTCTCTCCTTAGTAGTTGGATAATACGGAATATTTGTCCATGAATCAGTGGATTGATTCATATTATTAATATCACATTTTCTATCTATAGATGGTTCTATTATTTTCTTTTTGGGTTCTCTCAAATCGTAATTATAAAATTCTTTGCTTTCATTATTATAATCAAATGCAGTTAAAAAATGTGTTATATTAATAAAATATATATTAGGATTATCTACATTATATAAATTATCTTTTGGATTTGTAGATGTTGCATCAATATTATATTGTAATCGATATATACTAGTTATACCATCGATTCCATTGTCATTTTTCTCTCGAAGTGAGTCCTTTTTGTTAATTATCCGAGAGATTCCGTCAAATAAATGAAGAATTTGAGGACTACCTATTGGGAAAAAATTGGATCGGTCAATTTCAATATTTGCTTTTTCACACCTTTTTTGCAAACAACTATCCTCTGATCCCCATCCCCAATAATTAGGATAACCGTTTATATCTTCAAAATCAGCACCTTTAATAACAACTATCCCACCCAAAGTATATTTGAATCCATAATAGTGTTTAACAACCCCAGGAGAAGTTTCATAATTAAATATTTTTGTAAATGGTATTGTATCAACATCATTAAAAATAAATGTAATATTTTTATAATCATCAGGATATTTATCTTTTATTGCTAAAAACCCTATATTTTTCACAGCACCGCGATTAAAACTGCGATTATCTGCCTGATGTGAGAAGTAAATTTCATAATCTGTAAAATCTTCCATTATATAAGACATGTATTTACTAAAAAAAAATTTTTGTTCTTCTCTGTTTCTATATGGAACTATAAACACTTTATTTGGTATTTTCTTATTATCAGAAACAGCAGTCATTTTATATGTTTTTATATGTTTAATAAATTGATACTAATGTTATAATTGTAATGTTATTATTAATTATAATTATAATTTATATTTGATTTTTATACTCAATAATCATATTTTTTTAAGATAACTTCTGGAACAATATCATATTTTAATTTTTCCAATTTTTTAAAACACTTGTTAATAGTGACTTCACTAATTTCGCTTACTATTTTAATGTCTTTTTTACTAATATTCAATTTACATAATTGTGATATAAAATATACTATACCTGCTGCAATAGAATGAGGAGTATTTTCTAACATCAATCCATTTTTTTCTATTTTCATGGATATGAATTGACATAATTTGGTGAGTTCGTTATTGATGTTTAATTTACTACAAAATCGTTCAATAAAGGATTCAGGTTTCGTCATACAAAAGAGAGTTTTTTCTTTGTTATCCATATCTTTTTCTAAATTATTAATAATTGTAATTGCATTTTTACAACCTTTTGTTGCGTTAGTAACATCCAAATTAAAAATACCAGCTATTTCTTTTGCAGTTCTAGGATAATTGTTGATTCTACATGAAATATAAATAGATGCGGCTAAAATGCCTTCTCTATTATCTCCTCGAAATGAAAAATCGAAATCCGATATTTTTTTATGGTAACGAATTGCATCATCAATAATAAGTTTTGGAATACCAGCATTTTGCGCCATAATTGTAATTGTTTGAAATTCATCATATTGTGATTTTTCTTTATAAGGCATAGATTGCCATTCAGTATATCTTCTTATTTTAATCATTTCATAGGATGAAGGTCCATTACACAGAATTTTGCATCCATAAGATGATTCTTGTAACAATGGATTAATAGGTAATCCACATCGAGTTGGGTCGCTGTTTTGATTGTCGTCCGCACCATAAAATCTCCACTCCGCGGATTGATCTACTAAATCTTTATAAATAATCCCACAGTTTTTGTTTGTACATGTAAGAAAACCTTCGTCCGAAAATGCCAATATTGATTCACATTGATCACAATTTTCTCTATCACCACATGAACGATATATACACTCTAAATTTTTCTCTTCGGACGTTTTATTTAATACTTCACAATCGAAAATATTCCATAAATGTTTTTTATTAATGTTGTTTGATTTGTTTTTGTTTCGATGGGTTCCATCATGTGATTTAGTTGTTTCTATCATATTATAAAAACTATATCACTTTAATATAATTTAAATATAATTCTACAACTAATATCTTTTTTATTTTATATAAATAAAATTTTAAATCATTTTTATTTATATTGTTTTCATATATTATATTAGATAACATAATGAACAATATATGTTCATATAAAAACATTAATATTTATTCTAGTTTATTTTTTGGGATCACTGCAACAATTGCTTTTATAAATAAAAATTATATATTTGGTTTCATATTTTTAATTTTAATAATTACATCATTAATGGTGCATTCATGTAGGACTAATTATACACTTTTCATAGATAAATTTATGGTTTTTATAATAGCAATTTATGGTTTTTATTTATTGTGTAAAAAATGTAGTAAAAAAAAAATAAATCCTAGGATGATTATTTTATTATGTTTTATATTGGCAAGTTTTTTTGTAACAATATATTTCTATTATTATGGATATTATACAAATCAGTATTCATTTGATAAAGATTTGAATATAGCTAGATTGTATCATTCTTATTTACATTTTATATCAGCATATGGACTTTCACTTGTAAATATATTGTAATGTGTTTTTTATAATAAAAATAAAAGTAATAATATAATATAAGTAAGTATATATAAATATACATTTTATAACTACAATTATTATGGGAAATAATTTATCAACTACAAATCAAACAACCACGTCGTCATTGTCTTATATGGATGATTTAACTGACGTTGAAAAGAAAAAAATATTAAAAGATCATGATTTTAGCTATATATTAAACTATATTGCAACAAGATATATTTTGACGATGGATTTTCAAAGTTTGAAGAATTTACAAGATCCAAAATACTGTGATGAAATGATTATTATTACATCCGATATAATTAAAAAGTATTATAATGAGCATGAGGTTGAATTTTTACAACAAAAAATAGAACAAGGGCAACAAACGAATAAATTGTCAAAAGACAAATTACTTTATTTTAATAAAAACTATTTATCAAATACAGCGGTTGATAACGGTATTAAAAAAAATAGAATGTGTATTGGTATTGCAAAATTTTATATAAAAATAGCGCATATTTTTTCAGCAATAGTCATGACTGTAAATCCTATTTATGTTTATAAAAATAATGATAATCAAACGATAAAAAAATCATTGTTGGAGAAAAAAGATATTCCAAAAGGATCGGAACCAAAAATAGAAAAAATGGGTATTTGCAATGCTAGATTCGAATTATTGAATATTGGGAATAATTTTTTAAATAAAATGAATTTTGGGAATAATACTAAAAATGAAGAATATGATGAAGATGGAAATGTAATAACTGGTAACAATGCTAATAGTATAGAAAACAACACAAATTTACAGAAAAAATATTGTAATATTAATAAAAAAATTTCAACAAATACATCGAAAGAAAATTTATCGGATGAGCCAGGTATTCCAGAATTAATGAATTTATATTATGATAAATATGATTATGAAAAAGGAGAATATAATAATATGTCAGATGAAAGTAGTGAAAGATTTAAGAATGATTTATTTTTATTTTATAAACATTTTAGTGGTATAGAAGAGATAATCAAAAAAAAATATCCGGATTTAAATGAAAAACAATTGAATGAAAAGGTTTCACAAGAATTTAATAATCAGGGAATAAAAAAATTTAGTGATATTAAATTAAAAGACTATAGTTCAACATTTGAAAATATATGTTTTAATAAAATGGGTGATGTTGTTAATAATTCATCATTGGACTATGTAAATGAAAGATCAAATAATGACATGTTAAAAAATGTGCGGTCTATCAACAATAATAATACTAAAAATGATAATACTAACAATAATAAATTAGATTACACCAAGCAACAAGACTTCCTACAAAAATACGCTAAAAATTTGAAAGAAATGTTGAGTACTATCAACATTGAACAAGAAAAATTATTAAATGTTTTGAATGAATTATTTGTTTATGTTGTTGATGTAAATAAAAAGCAAATTATTATTAATCCTGAATTGACAAATGAATCCTTGGATAAAATAGTTATAAAAACACGTGAAATAATAATAGGATTATATTTACAATGTGAAAGTGATTATGTTGATGGTTTAAAACTATATCAAGCATTAATTGAGAGTCAAATGTTTGTCAATGAGAAATCGAAAGAAAATAACTTGAATAGAGATAGAACAAATTTATATAACCCATCTATTTCTACACCCAAAACAAATAATAATTATCCTGCATATTCAATGCTTGATAGGAGTGACATGCAGAATAGGAGTGACATGCAGAATAGGAGTAACATGCAGAATAGGATTGACATGCCTAATAGGTCAGATATGCCGAATAGGTTTGATATGGTTAATAGGAGTGACATGTCTAACCCGTATAATATACCAAGTAAATCCAATATATTTATGCCTAACATGTCTAATAAATCAAACCAATCATCTCTTTTCCAAACCAATAATAATCAAAAATAAATATTACTAATAACAACCATCTATGATAAATAAATAATTATGCATTTAGTACAATTACTTATTATACCTATTACATTGATTCAATTGAATCAATCGACTAATATGAATTATGTAAAAAAAAAATATTATAATAATATAACATCTATGCAGAACGACGAATATATTAACAATACAAATAATACATTTCCTATTCCTAAAATAATTCATACAAGTTTCAAAACATATAAATCTATTCCAAAAGAGTACAATGAAATTTTTAAAAGTTGGAAAACAACAAATCCTGATTGGGAAGTTAAATTTTATTCATATAAAGATAATGAAATTTTAGTCAAAAAAAATTTTCCATGGTTGTATGATACATATAAAAATTTTTATTTTGATGAACAACGATTAGATATGGCCAAAGCATGTTATTTATATTTGTATGGTGGTTTATACGTAGATGTTAATTATTTACCTCTTGCAAATATAGATCCTCTTTTCAATAAATCAAATGATGAATTATATTTTGCATATAATAACAACAATAACAATACACAAAATGCAATTGTTACATCATTTATGGCATCCAAACCTAAAATTAGTTTTTGGTTGTCTTATTTAAAGAATATTATAGGCGACAAAGGATTTATTTTTAGTACCAAATACGGAATTATTAATTCTACAACAGGATCAAAAAAAATTACTAATCTAGTAAAAAGTTACAATGGTACAGTTGGAAAATTGCCTTATAATGATATTAATAGTTGTACTGAATGTAATGAAAACTGTAATCAGAGTTTTTATTTTCACGTTATTAACAATGGTAATATAAATGGTAATTTTATTTCTGATATTGATGTTGTTTTATTCAAATTCATATATTGTTTCTTTAAAAAAAATTGGTTTCTTATAACATTTACAATTGTAATAGCATTTATAGTTTTGTTTATATATTTATGGATCACTTATAAGACGGTTTTAATGATACCACCCTTTTTATTTTTTATTTATAAAAAAATGATGAAAAAAGTTGATAGTGTAATTGACAACGTGAAAACAGACATAGGTCATAATATAGACAATTTATCTCATTTAATAAAAAAATCAACACCTAAACGATCGAATAAAAAAGAGAAAAAAGAATAAAATTATAGTAGACGGATAGATATATTATATATTATAGGTGTAATATATAATGTATATATTTAACATTAAAAAAGCTAGTATTCATTTGATTATAGTGTCATTTCTAGTCTATATTTTTGTAAATATAATAGAAAACACTATACATTATAATATTGGTAAATTTAGTAATCAAGATGAATATCATTTTGATATTCCAACCAAAAAAGATTGGATAAGAATTATAGTAATAATGATTATTTTTGCATTATTACAAGGTTTTCTTACCTATTATTTCAACCGTGTAAAATAAACAGCTAAAGTATTTTTATTTTATCCTCTAAATCATTGAACAATTCATCATTATATATTAGTTTTCCCGATGGTTTATAAGAATTAATAGGTGTATATTTTTTATCATCCTTTGACTTGGTTTGTATATTTTTAGAGTTGTTTCCATTGTTGCCATTGTTTCCATTGTTTCCATTATTATAATCATTGTTTGTAATATATCTCATATCATCATCATCTTGTGAGACTTTTTTACCGTATTCATCTAAAACAATTCCAGTTTTTGATTTTATTTCATTTCTCACATAAGAAGGGACCCAATGTTTCCAACAAATGAAAATTGTGTTTGGATGGTAATATTGTACTATAAATCCATTAGTCTTTAATTTATTAATTAAATAAGCAATAAGCGTACCTTGATCATATTTAGGAACACCTATAATAATTTCAGGTACTACATACCAACAGAACTGTTCATCGATTTTTTGTCTAGACGTAGTTTTAATTTTCACATGAATTCGATTCAATATTTTGTTAAATAATTCTAATTTATTTAAATCCATTTGCTGTTTTTTTTCATATAGGCTGTCAATGTTTATTTTTTCAGTAAAATCGACAGTATTTTCTAGAGTAAATATATTCGCCATTTTATATTGTGCTATATTATGTTATGTTAATAATATACTATACTATACTATTCCTTCCTAATACAGAAAATATAGAAAAAAATTATACAAAATGATTTTATAAGTCACTTGTATAAAACACAAAACACAAAACAAATGACAATTAAAAATATTGTTTTTTCTGGTGGTGGTCATACATTTTATCAGTCATTAGGTATTATACAAACATTGGAAAAAAATAACATATGGAAAATAGAAAATATTGAGAAGATATATGGCACATCCGCAGGTGCATTATTGGGTGCGATTTTATGTTTAAAATTTGATTGGGAAACGTTGAATGAATATTTTTTAAATCGACCATGGCATGATGTTTTTAATATAGATATTAATTCAATTTTATCCATTTTTAATAAAAAAGGTTTTTTTAATATAAATCAATTAGAAAGATCATTTAAACCATTATTACATGCAAAAGATTTAAGTTTGGATATTACATTAAAAGAGTTATATGAATACTCCAATATTGAATTACATATGTATTCATTTGAAATAAATCATTTTAAATTAGAAGAAATTAGTTATAAAACACCATCCAGATTTGTCTTTAATGACTGCATTATATATGTCTTCATCCTTACCAATTATGTTTTCACCTTTTTGTATTGATAACAAATGTTATATAGATGGTGGTGTTGTTACTAATTATCCGTTGATATTTTGTATAGAGCAAAATAACAAAATAGATGAAATTTTAGGAATTAAAAATGTATTTGATGAAGAATGCAATAATGTATGCAAAGAAAAGACTGATGATGTTACAATAGAAGAAAATACAATTACAAGAAATAAATCAAACAATATCAACAATGATTCCTCATTACTTGATTTTTTAATTAGTTTTTTTCAAAAAGTGATATTGAATTTAAATATAGATAATTTAAAGCACACTATAAAACATGAAATAAATTGTCAATGTCAAAGAGTAACATTTACTTTTTTTAACCAATTTGTATCTTCTATCGAAACCAGAAAAAATTTATTAGAAAATGGATTAGAATGTGGTAATCAGTATATACAAAAATTATCAGAGAAAGATGTATAAATATATTTATATAAAAATATTTATATAAAAAATAATTGATAGTAATATTATTTTTATTTATTTAATGTTATAAGACGTTTATAGAACACTATTTAAAAATTGTGTTAATGATTGTTGTGTTGGTTTAGCATCAAAATCAATAACTTGGTTGCCCTTTACTAATTTAATAGTAGGGTAACCTTCGATCTTGTATTGATCTACCATTTGTTGAATTTGTTGTGTTTCAGTTGTGCAATTTACTTCTGTAAATGTAATTGTATATCCGTTTATTATTTTTCCATTATATTGTGATTTTACTTTCTCCCATTCAGGTTTAGCAGTTTTGCAATGCGGACACCAATCAACGTAAAATAATATTAATTCAGCTTGGTTTGTGTTGCCACTAGATTCATTATATACTTCCGCTGTATTTATACTGTTAGTTTTCAATGTAGGTTTTATGTAATACACATAAATAGAGTAACCAATAATGATTAATATGACAGCAAATATAACGTATGTGAAAGTCGTCATCATATTGGATGATCCTTGTTTTATAGCACCACCAGTCATTGCAGAAACAACATTCGTGTTTTTATTAAAAAAAGATTTGGCTTTGTTTGCTAAGTTATTAAAGATTTGATTCGACATGTTTGGTTTCTGTTATTTAGTCGTTTGTAACTTGTATTTATATATAACGTAGAATAAAATACGTTAATAATTAAACGAATGTTTATATTTATACTAAATATATTCCTATTTTTCTTATGATGATTATAAAATCATCCTCTTGACAATCATTAATATTAATAGAAATATAAAAATAGAAAATATATAACTACATATAATATTGGTTCTGATATTACTTGTTTCACTACTAGCAAAATTGGAATCAGAAAACACAGAAATATCTAATTTTTTGGATACATCATAAGCAGATAGTGTATTGATAATAAATGCATAAGATAATATTAGTACAGCAATTATTTTTCCTACAGTCGAAACTAGTAAAAATTTACTTAATGGAGTAATAAAAAATAAAATAATAATCACAATTGAAACACTAATACATATAGATGCGTTTTTTGTAGAATTTAGATAATTCGAAATGTCATTGTCCATGTTTAAAATAATAGATTAGAGATATAGATTCGAGATATAGATTCGAGATATAGATTCGAGATATAGATTCGAGAGATATATATATGATGATTAAAATTTATTGATTTAGAAAAATATATATATTATATAAGCTAAATATATTATATATCAATATTAAATTATATTAACGTTTTTAAATGAATAATAAAACAAGAAAACGTACAACAACAACACATAAGACAAAACGTAGTAGGGTTTATAAAAAGGACGATTTTGTAAGTAGTGATGGTATGTTGACAACAGTATGGGGACCCAGTATTTGGCATTATTTACACACTATGAGTTTTAATTATCCTGTGCATCCTACACCTCAAGATAAAAAACATTATTATGATTTTATGATTAATCTTCAAAATGTGTTACCTTGTAAATATTGTAGAGAGAATCTCACAAAAAACTACAAGGAATTTCCTCTTACACAAAAACATATGGAAAGCAGAGAATCTTTCTCTCGATATGTCTATAATTTGCATGAATTGGTGAATAAAATGTTGAATAAAAAAAGTAATTTATCCTATTGTGATGTAAGAGAAAGATATGAACATTTTCGCGCTAGATGTACAGAAGAAAAACGAACTGTTTTTAAATTTAATAAAACAATGAAGAAACAACTAAAAGAAAACACAAAACAATCAGAAAAAGGTTGCACAGAACCATTATTTGGTAAAAAATCAAAATGCGTAATAAAAATAGTTCCTCAAAATATTAAAACCGCAACATTTCAAATGGATAAAAAATGTCTTAAAACAAGGGGGTGAATAAAAAGTTGTATTTATTTATTTGTCAATTACTCTAAAATAATATTTAGCGGGATAACTTGTAAAATTGATTATCTCGTTGTTTTCTAATTTTACTGTGTAATTCATAACATTTGTAAAATTTTCATATTCGCATACATAAGTTGATGCATTTTTTTTATTTTCTAATATTCCATTCATAAATTTATTTGCATTTTCAAGAGGCACTTCAACTATATATTTTTTTGAATTAAATTTTGTATATTTATCTTCTATAATACTAACTGGTTTATCTATTTCTATACGTGACCAATCTGAATAATTTGCTTTTTCACTTACACGAATCATATTGTAGTGTTATTTAGTATTTTATTATCAATATTTCTAGTGAATTGATAATAAAAAAATTTCAATTTTTTATTTTTATGATTTTATGATTTTATGATTTTATTTGTTATGTACATTACATTCCAAATTGACTAAAATCATTTAAAACTGGTACAGGAATATATTCTTCTGCTAGAGCGTCATAATTTGGTACTTTTTTACACTCGAAATTTGGTTGCGGACAACGAGCACATGCAGGACATGGCGGACATGTTTCTTTTTCACTTTGCATATTACATGGAAGCGTAGGACATGCGGGACAAACTGGTGGAACAACTTCAGATTTTAATATGTATAAATCTTCTGAACCTTTTGGTATTTGACTAGCAGGTATTCCAGGAGGTAAAGAACTACTGTAATTGTAAGAGTCACCCATACCACCCATAGTTCCTGGATACATATTCATTGATGTTGTTGTATTAGCAGATGAGTCATAATTGTTATTTGTTGTTGTAGGAGTAACTGTAAATAAAATAATATTACCATTAGGCATAGTTACTTCTAAAGCATAATTGCCATTATTACCGTTAATAAATATTGCTTTTCCGCCGTTTGCACCATAATAAATGGTTATATATATATTATTACTATTTACTGGATTATTCGATTTGTATATTGTGGTTTGACCATTTGGATAACTTATTATAATATAGTAGGAATCCGCAGTTTGAACAATTCTAGCAGTGGCACCATATGGACCATAATAAATAGTGCTTGTAATTGTGCTATTTGTACTGGCTGGAGGATATACGTATGAACTAGCAGATTCGTAGGAGTTGGTTGTTCCATACGGTGTATTATTAATGTAATCTGGATTATATGTTTGTGGATTATTAACTGTAAATAAAATAGGAGTTCCATTTGGTAATGTTACTTCTAAAGCATATTGTCCATTACTACCATTATTAATAAAAATTGCTTTACCACCTCTACTGCCATAATAAATTGTTACATATATAGTATCAACAGTAACATTTGTATTGGATGTATAAATAGTGGTTTCACCACTTGGATAAGTTACAATTATATTATAAGAATTAGCTGTTTCGACTACTTTGGCAGTAGCACCATGCGGTCCGTAATATACAGTAGATACAGAAAGTCCAGAGTAATGATTATAATTATCATAGTTTGGGTTGTAATGTACTGGTTTTGTGGTAGGCCATGAATTATATTTTGGATAATTTTTATTTGTATAATTAGGTGTTTTGGTAGTGGTATATAACTCAACTCTCATGTTATGTAAAGTAATCTCGATAGCAAGATTACCATTATCAACATGGATAACTCTTGCTACACCTCCATTAGTTCCATGAAATACAGTTAATTCATAGGATGAATTAGTTACAGGAGAATTATAAATGGTGTAATTACAACTGCAATCTATGATGCTTCC